AGAATTAGGTCAATGGTACTTAATATTTGTTAAAGATAAATTTGCAACAATGGCTTTTTTAGACGCACATACTGAAACTGGCGAAACTTTATGGCTGGCACACAATAACAATTTTCAAGGTGAGTGGGAAAATGTAACCCATTGGCAACCACTCCCACAACCACCAAAAGCAATAAGCGAGAAAGGTTAAGTATGACACTACACGAATTTTTAAGCGGATTAACCGATGCAGATATTGTGCTTATTTTGGTATTTGCTGCAATGATAAGGTTATAAGTATGAACGGCTGTCACCACACTATTCCCAATTCTAGATTACAGAATGAACTTGTCTATCACAGCAAAGGTAACGTGTCATGGCCTTATGTGTTCACCAAAACGTGCCAATACATTAAGCAGGCTGGATTAGTTGATGCTGGATGTGATGGGTGTTATGAAAAGGAAAAGAAATGAACGAATTAAATATTGCGATCAAGGCTGTGCAGACTTACGCAGAATTGCACCCTAGACCGTCACACGTAACGCAGAAACAAGCTGCCGAGATACTGGGGTTATCAGTGCCTACCGTGCGCAAAATGGTAGCTTCTGGCGCGTTAAAACTAAATAAGTGTGGATTGATACCGATTACACAAATTGACATGGCTATTGCTGCCTAATCAAGCATTGAAGATACATCGTGAGCTTTTGGATTGTAATAAGTTAGTGCCTGCGTCGTGCTTGACCAGCCGAATATTTTACACAATGTTAATACATCAACCTTACGCGAAATCCATGTTGCTGCTGTATGCCGCGCATCATGAAACGTAAATCCATAAAGCCCTGCATTATCTCGTGCGCGTCTAAATAATGCGTCACGAGTTGCAGAAGTTACACTAAATACTGACTGGCTATCAAATCCGCGCATTTTATTAACCAGCCTTACAGATTTACGCGAAAGAGGAACGTCACGCTTTACTGTTTTAGTCTTGGGCAATACGCAATACTTATCATGAACGTTTGACCAGGTTAAATTGCATAACTCACCTGCTCTCATTCCGGTACGCAACGCAAGCAGAAACATAACCGCTACTGATTGACTGATTGACTCAATGCGTAATTGTGGGGAGTACCCAAAAGCTTTAAGCATTAACTTAATCTGCCAGCGCGATATTGTTATATCTCGATGTTCTGGCGATGACGGCTTGCGAACGTCACGCACTGGATTATGATCAATCCACTTTAACTCTTTTTTTGCGTGTTCAAATATTGCAGATAGCATGGTCATTTCACGAATGATAGAACCTGCTGATATAGTCTGCTTATCACGCCATATTCCTAATACTTCACTTGTACAGTGTGACAATGGCTTTTCAATCGGTAGCGTACTGCGTAAAAACTTATTAATACGCACCACTTCCCACGCTTCCCCACGCTTAGTGGGTGAAACTTCATCACGGTACTTTTCCAGTAATTCACGCAATGTATGTTTGTCTTTTGGTGACTTCTTAGCCTCAGCGCGTAATTCAGTTTCACGCATAGATGCCCATGCGTTAGCTTCTCGGAGTGTGCGGAATATCTCGCTGTCACGCTCACCGCCTACATATACCTGTACTCGGTAGCCTTGCTTATATGGTTTGATCGAAGCCATGGGGAGTTGCTATGCGTAAAGTGTGGGGAATGACACTTTAATTTAATTACATTTGCAATGCAATAAAGATTATTTGAGGTTAGATAACTGCTTGATATTTCACTATATTTAACTTCAAGTGAAACAATGATATAATACTATGGTGCCGACGGAGAGACTCTTACATTAAGTAAATATGCGCATCTCAAAGCATCGTGCGTAATTTATGGGGACTGAGGCTTTAAATTACTCAAATTTCATAAATCAATTAATACGAGATTTTAGCATAAGAAATTATTCGCAACCAAATATATCGCACTGTTTCCGATACAAGTTATACAGCGCCTCGTAATCATAATCAGTGACTTTGCAAGCATCTACAACGACCGCAAGGGTCTCGTTGCAGTTTGTTCCGGAGTCGGCAACGTTTGAGGTATGCTCTGCCACTTTGGACACGTCAATGCTATTGGTTGAGGAGTTGCGCAGCTTGACAGCATCGCGGTAAATATTAAGCTCGTTACTAATTTCATTGATTGAACCTTTCAGTTTATCCTCTACGCGTTTGCGGTCTAGTCCAGCACCGATTAAAGCTTGTTTATGCTCGTCTATTACTGCTTTAACGGTATTCTTTGCGTAGTTGCGTAGTATTTCGTTTTCATGTTCTTTGTCTTTTGCTAACTGTTCAGCAGCAGATTTATACTTGCTGTAATCACTTGCAATCGCGTCATAGCGCGTTTTCTGCCAGAAAGCATAGCAACATACTATAACTAGAATAAATTGCAGGGGATAGCGCGTGAATATGTCTATTACCCTGCTGAATGCCGCCTTAATGAATAGCCAGATAATCATCATATCGATATTTTTTCGCTAGTGTCAGGCTTTGATTTCTGGCCTAACTCTGGATTAATTAAAAATGCGTTTGCTGGGATAACGGTAATATCCCCACCGTACCATTGAATCTCGATAAGGTTTTCATCCTGCTTTTTGTAGCAGCCGATTAGCTTCTGTCCATCAATACGTGAAGCCATGACTGCATAATCGTATTTGTCTTTGATTTTAGGGATTGGACATTCAGCATTCGATATCGTAATAATCACGTTATGATTAAACTTATAGTGCAGATACTTCACCTCTGCCTGTGCTGTTGTTGCGAATAAAGATAATGCTAATAGTAAATATTTCATTTAGTTCACCTCGTCTAGTTCAACATACAACTCCATATCATCACCATCAATCTCAATGAAGCCATGGGTAAAGTTAAAGCGAATAAAGCCTTCTTCTTCGTCTATTTCTATTCCTGCTAACTGTGAGTTAATAAGTGCTTCAAGCATTGTTTCGGCTTTGTTCATAAAATATCCTTGTTCGCGTTACGTGAACGATTGTTAATATTGAACAACTAATAGTTTTCTGTTAAATAAGATAACGGAACAGCCATTTCATCAAATGAACCATCATTGACGTTGTGCAGAACGTACAATCCTCTAAAGTGCTGGTTGCCCTGATTGCCGAGATAGTCTTCATTATGTTGGTAGCAACTGCCGCATATAATCGCAGTCATCTCTTTGCCATCTGCCCTGCGACCATAGGCAATGTTTCTGCCCTGTTGGTGAAAAGCGAATGCGCTCATGTGCTTTTTACTTAGGATTGCTTGTGCTGTGGTTATAGGTCTGCCCATAACCCCTGATGTGAAGTAATGACTAAAGGCTATGCCTTCAATACAAATCACCTCTAGAAACGGTACAACGTGCCAGTCCTGATAGGGCAGATCGTCAACACTAATAAGGCCATCTAGCTTTCTATCCTCGTTAATAGCGCGATTGATTCTGTTTTCATGGTTGCCTAGTGTTAGAACCATGCGAGGCTTGTATTGCTTTTCTTTAAACTTCTTTTGCCGTTCGTTGTATTTGAATATAGGCGTTAGTAGCGCATCCATAGCTTCACGCGCTGCCCATATATCTTTTTGATAGCTACGCCCCTCAAAAGACTTTAAGCCCCTGTCATAAGTGCTCAAACTCTCCATATCTGCAAAGTCACCGCCGCACACAATCACATCTGGCTTTTTGGCTAATATGTAATTACCGATTGAGGTTAGAAAAGAGAAGTCATTACCTGGCTTTGCTTGTACATCTGGCAATACAAGTATTTTTGTCATGAGTTACACGAAAGGCCTATAACTAGCCTTGCCCTTGTTGTCAAACAATGCGGAAAGTGTCTGCTGTCTTAACTCTGGTGCGAATGAAATGTGAATCCAGCCGCCTTTATCGCCTTCTGCAATGAGCTGGTCATATTTGATATTGCTGTCTTTAATAGCACGTACTACCTGCACAGGGTCGCCAAACTGTGGGCATTTGAAATCAGCCGCAAAGCCTAAACAATGTGCGCTAGATTGTGAGCCGCCAATGAACCGATTAAGTGTTGGTGAACGATATCCACTTGTGATGAATATAGGCGCGTTTAACAGGCTTCTGACCTGTTCTAAGCCTTCTGCCAACACTTTTAGATTAGCGATTGTGTGAGGTGATGGTATGTTTTTTATACCTGTACGTAATGCCGTACTAGACTGTGTAAGTTCTGCAAGTGTAAAATGTTCTGTTAGCTTCATCTATCCACACTCCTGCGTTTAGGTTTTGAACAGTAAGCTGTGCAAAGATTAGCTACGAGATAGACCAGTATGCCGACCTCGATAAAGATAGAATCGCGCCCTACATATTCGACTAGCGAACCTACCGCAATGAAGCCAATAGCAATCTTTTTAAGTATGTTGTCTGTGTGTATCTTCGGGCTTAGTTCTACCGCGATACACGCGCCAAATAGTGCCAGATAGAGCATTTTAGTTACCTGTCCATTTCTTGCGTAAACCCTCGATAGCCAAAGGTAATTGAGCAAAAATGTTAGTAATGGTTGCCATGCCTAATAAGCCAATAGTCAGCTTGATAGCATCTGATGTGAGGCTGTGCGGATTAATCGCGCTGTACTCAATCGCTGCACCGCCTAAATAGTGAGCAAGGGCAATGCCGAAGCAGAACACTAAAAATAGTTCCCATCGTTTCATATTCACAGTCTTATCCTTGCTGACATACAGCGAAAGAAGAGAACCAATTGCGGCTGGTATTGCTGCCCCTATCCAGCCTTTTATCGCGAGTAATGCTTCCACGTTTGCCCCTTTTTTATGGTGTTATAGACGTAAAAAACCCCATTTAAGGGGGTTGTTAATTATTAACTGTCTCTGGTAATCTTCCAATTGAACCATGCGCCAGAGCTTCCTGCATCTGTATTAATGTTAATTCTGAACGTGCTTGAATTGACATTGCTAATCCAAAACTTTGAAGCGTTACCCATTGATGATGAAGGAGTTACAGATATATTTCTTTCGCCAGGATTTATATTTAATCCATGTGGAATGTCGAGAAACAAACTTCCTAGAATCTGTGCAGTACCAGAGCTTTCAGTCCTGAATCCTTGGTTATGATTGATCTTTTTACCTGTGCCTGTGCCTGTATCTCTTACCGCGCCTAGCGTGTTATATTTCAAAATGTTATTTGTAATCAGCATTCCACTATTTACGTTTGCTGTATCAAATCCATATTGACCGTTATAAGCGCATACATTACCGATTGCGATATTGTCATTTACGGTTTTATTTGGATAAGTCCAGCCATCAAATGCAATACCTTGATTCGCATTAGATAAGCACTCATTACCCATTACCACGCATTCGTTACTAGCACATAAGTCTATGCCGTTATCACCGTTATTGTTGCTAACATTTGAATTGATGACGAACCTTGAAACACTATCAACTGAAATGCCGATTACCAGATTGTTTAATGTGTAGTTTCCGATAATTCTCGTGTGTAGACTTGTACCAGTCTCACCGCAGCGAATCCCACAAAATGCGTTGTCATAGATTTGGTTGAATGCAATAAGATTGCCAGTGCAGCCATCCCATCTAATGCCGTTCTGTGAACTGTTGTAAATCTTGCAATTTGTAATACTGCTATCAACCACATCCTTAAATTCAATAGGATGACCGACTGTATTATTTTGCCGATTGCCATCAATGCACAAATTGCGAATATGAATACCAGTACCGCCATTTGTCTTACTAAACAACTCTTTATTAGTGTTGTCTTTAAGTCTGATTACCGTTGCATCACCTTCGCCTTGTATCGTGATTTTATTTTTCAGCAGCACTTTGCCATAGTTGAACTGTCCTGCTTCGAGATGGATTAATCCACCATTAGGTAAGCTGTCTATTGCTGCTTGAATTTGTAAAGTATCGTCTGCACCACATGGGCTTATTGTTATCATTATGATGTAGCCCCTTTTATGATTGCAAAATTCATGATTAACGCATCAGCCAAATTGCCAGCAGTTGTATTTTTTAGGAATATCACAACAGTTCCTGCCCCTGGTCTCCCTGCTCTCCAAGTGTAAGAAGCAGACGAAGCGCCATTTACGACAACTGTATCTTTATCTGTAAGTAATGAATTATTTAATGTAAAAGATACTTCTGTATTGGCATTAAGTGTTGCACTGCTTGTGATTACCTCGCCTGATGATTTATTTAAAGTGACTGCTGTTGATTTTGATGTTAATTGTGTGACCGAACCGCCTTGCCCTGTTCTATATCCGATTAATTCTGATTTATGCGAATAACTAACACATCTGACAACGCCAGCAGCTTCGCCTCTAAATATTGCAACGTCACCAGCAGTTGTGGTTATGCTTGAACCAAATGGCAATATTAAACTTGCGCCATTTGTCAGCACTAATGCACCATCAAATACAACTGTACGCTCTGCACCTTGAGCCAGTGTAATCGCTGTTATTGTGGTTGTACCTGTGATGTGTACATAGTTACCTGTGGCAGTCGTGAGATTGACTGTGCCAGCACTGGCAATATCTGCGCCTTGTGCTTCGTTTAATATTTTAGCTGTTCCAATTAGCTGAAATCTTGCACCATCATAAACAACCTCTATTGTTGCGCTAGATGTAATATCTCCTGCAATCAAGGCTGTTGCACCGTTCTTGGTCACATCTTTGGCGCCCAATCCGTTAATATTTAACGTCACCGCGCCTGTATTATTTCCTGCTGCTATAAACCTAAATGTATTTCCTGCCGCATAAGCCGTTAATGTAGGTGAGCTTAAATTTGCAGTGATCGTATCTGCACCAGCAACCGCAGTTAAATAATTAGTTGCGCCTGACTGTACTTGCTGATACTGTGCAGCATCAGTTGGCAATGTAGCCGCGCCTAATCCAGTGATTTTGTAATTACCGAACGGAATATTAGCCAATGGAGGCGCAGTGCCATCACGAGGCAGTGAATTGGTTATTTCATTAGATATATCATTTAGTGTATTATTAGCCCATGTGGTAGATATGACCGTTCCTGTTACAACAGGGTTTCCAGCAGGCAGGCTAAATGTTCCTGAACTTCTTGGCATTGTGTTATCCTTACAGACGTAAAAAAACCGCAGTTAAGCGGCTTAAGGTATTTATGGAAATTACAGACTACTTATTGCTTAAATTGATTGCTGTAGGCGTAATAGCGTTTTTCTTAGGCTTATTCGGGTATTTAAATGACAATTAATTATTGAGCTGCCAGCACTGGAATTGTTCGTGCTGCTGCGGTTTTAATTAATTCTTGCGCCAATGCCGCGTTTTTACTGCCGCCTGCTTGCCTTAACTTCATGAGTTGAGCGGCCTCTTGCGGATTTAATAAAGCCTCTGCTAATTTCTGCTCAAGTTTAGAATTTGCACCTTTATAAGCCACGTCACGCACACTTTTTAATACATTAGTTGTAGCGTTAAATGGTGCTAATCGGCTTAATATGCCTGATTTTTCTAAGTCATTGCCAAATGATAGCTTTTGAAATGTGTCAGAGCCTCCACCTTTGCCTAGCAAATCACCCTGAGATATATATTGCCCATCTTTAACGGCGTTCTCTATTGTTTTTAGCTGGCCTGGTCTTAATGTATTTTTAAGTGTTGACCCTTTAAATCCAGTAGTTTTAGCCGCTAGCGCATCGCCATTAGTACGCAACACTTTAGCCAATGCTTCGCGATTTAACTGTAAAGGCGCCGGCATATCCAGCTGCGACGCTGGGATGTATTTTTTTGCAATCTCATTGCCTAAATCTAATTGATTAATTGGCTGTGATAATTCTGAAAATTTTTGATTTGCCTGTAAATATTCTGGGAGCTGCTGCTCAAGTTGAGCCATATAAGCTGATTTGGTATCTCTAATTTTATTTAATTCATTTGCACCTACTCCAGTTGTAGGTGCGGTGTTTATCGCATCATCAAGACCAAATTTTATTAATTGTGCGTCTTTTCCAGTCATTGCGGCAGGATTAAAATTATCACCTGCTTCAGCAGCTAGACGTTGCGCTTTTAATGCCGCACCTTGCATACTTGGTCGCTGCATTAACGATTGAATTTCTGGCGTTAGTATCACTGGCTTTTGTGCGGCTTGGTTAAATAGCTGTTCTGTGCCTTGAGTTCTGGCATCAACCATACCAGACCTTGCTACATCATCGCCGCCAATGCCCCGGATAGCATCAGCTAGTGCGCTACGCTGAGACTGGTCAATATCATTGAATAATGCAGGGCTTTTTTGCTTCATGGTGCGCTCTAATGTTGCTAGTTCAGCATTATTAGCCGCCTGTCCAGTTGTCACATTAAAACCAGTAGTATTGCCTTTTGCTGATTCTAAGTTGCGAATAACATCATCGGTATTGTTGCCAGTTTTACCAATAAGGTAATCAGCAATAATCTTATTTTTACCTTTTTCAGTAAATGGAGCGATAGAGTTATTAATTGCTTTGCCAGCCATACCTAATGGATAAGCTAAAGCAGGCATAGCCGCACCTAAAGCAAAGCCTGCGCCGGTCTGTTCTGGGTCAACCATGCCAGCAGTTACCGCGCCATTAATACCACCGCCTGCCAAGCGAGTAGCACCATTTATAGCAGCATTGCCGCCTTGAGTGCCTAAGTTAAAGCCTCCACTGGCAATAGCATTGCCTAGCTTTTGTGCGCCTAATGCTTTAGCGCCGCCACCTACTACTCCGCCCACGTTAGCTGTACCAGCAATTTCAGCCGCTATTTTGCCTAGACCAAATTCATTACTGTCAGTATTAGCACCTAGATTAGACAATCCGCCTGTTATATCTGCCCTACGCTTATTATTTGATTCAAGCGTTAAGCCCTTGCCGCTGTAAGCATCCATGGCCATATCAACAGGAGCTAATATTGTAGAGCCAATAGAGCCAGCGCCACGAATAGCACCAAATCCCATGTTGGCATAATCTTTTACTTTATTAGCGGCATAGTTTAAAGCCTGCTTGCCTAGTGACGGGCTTTCCTGCTGTTGTGGCGCACTATTCTGCTGCGGTTGACCTTCTGCCCTAATCTTATTAATACGCGCCTTTATAACGTCATCTGGCGTACCTTCAGGTATATTGCGTAATAGAATCCCGTCTTTAGTTTGAATGTCCATTTACCAATCCACCGTTCTGACTTTTGATTGTGCTGGGCTTGTTTCTGACTTAGCCGGTTGTGGTGAGAAGTATTCACCACTACGTAATGCGTTAGACTTCTGCTCATTAAACTGAACACGTCTTTCTGCTGCTGCAATTGCCCTGTCTAAAATAGCCTGGCGTTGCTGTGGCGTTTTGTCTGCGCTTGCTTGCATGTCGAGTAAAATTTTACGTTCACCTTCTGTTGGCATTCCGCCAAATGTAGCTTTTAGACTTTCTAAAGCTTGCCCTGTCATTAAGTTGTCTAAATCTACAGTTGCATTTGCGCCTGCGCTTTCACCCGGGAGATTTGAACGAATAGTTGCGCGTGTTTTTGCGCCATATCCTGAGTAAGCTTTTCCGTTTAAATTCTTTGCCTCTTGCAGCATTCCGATTGCATTTTTAGAAGACTGTGCTATTTCATCAGATTCGAATACTTCTTTTTGTGCGGCTGCTGACAATGGCGTTTTAGTGTCTTTAATTTGTGCAAGTTCTGCCTGTTGCTGACGATTCAGGCTGTTCTGCCCTGCTTGGAAGCCTTGAGAGTTCTGTTGCAGCTTCATCTGTTGTGCAAATCCGCGCTCTTGTTGCGTTAATGCAAAGCCTTGTTGCTCTTTCTGCATAATGCGCTGAAATTCCTGTGCATCTTCACGATCTGCTACATTGTCAGTACGATTACGTGCGTATCTTGTGCCTTCTATTTTTTCTCCATACGCTCTATCATCAATCTTTTCACCTTTAGCATATGCCCTATCATCCTGCTTATCCATGCGAGATAGTAAATATTGACCTTCTGGCGGGTTGTCGTATTGCTGCATATATTCAAGAACCGCTGCTTGCTGACGCGCTTGCATATCTTCTGGTGATTCTTGCGTCATGGTAGGCGTTTCAGTCGTTACAGGCTGACGCTGTGCATTTGGCAATGGGCTGCCAAATCTGTCTTGCTGCTCTGGCTCGTAGGCTGGCATGGTTGTATTAACAATAGGCTGGCCAGGGACTTGTCTTGGCTTGTTACCGCTGAGTATTTCAGCGAATTTGCGTGATTTAGTTGCGTTATAGTCTTTTTCCTGCGTATCGGCCTTGTTTCCCATATAGCCACCAAGACCTGACTGCAATACTTTGGCTAGTTGCTGTGTCCAGCTAGGCGCAACATAATGACCGCTGACCATTTGCCCCTTTAAATCTTCTGCGCCTTGTGCGCGTAATTGTTCCGCAAATTTACGCTGACGTGAAATATCCTGTATTTCTGGCTGTCCGTAGCCGCCCCTGTTCATTGGCATTAAGCTCATTTGTAAATCTCCATTGATTCCTGCAATGCGGTTTTAACTTGTGTCATCCTCACTACTTTTTGAACGTGTAAGTTTGGATGCTTTTTTGACCAGTTCAGAATGTCTTTTGTGTCTTTAACGTAAGCTGAACAGTCGTAACAATCCAATGAGCTATGATTAAAGTAAAAGTGTTCTGGCACTTGCATTTTTGTTTTTAAGAAGTCCAGCACCTCATCGCGTGACCAATGCTCAATCGGGTGAATATGCGTAATACCGTCTATCACCTGTCCATCTTCACTTGATGATAAGTGTGTCTCATCGTTACGCTTGCCACTGATTAACGTAATAATTCCAAGTTCTTTAACCTTAGCCATCAAAGGCGCTGTAATATTGTCATAGCAACATGAAAAATAGCTTTGCAGCGTTACTTTTGTCTTCCCTGTAATGCCCTGTCCAAATGCTGTGTGAGAAAATGGCACAATGTCGCTAGGTAATCCGCAAGCATTATTCTGCGCGTCTCTATCCGCTTTAATCTCGATAAAGTTTTTACACATGGCTTTTGCCATTTCTACACTTGCCATTGTTTCAGGGTAGTTCTTGCCTGTGTTCACCCATAACACAGTAATATTGTCTAAATCATGCTTGGCTAAGTGTAGGCAAGCCCATGAATCCTTGCCGCCGCTAAAGGCAAGTCCTGTCATAGGAAATATGCACTAGCCGCTGTGCCGCCCATATTCATCAAGCCGCCAAACAAGCCAGCACTGTTAGCGTTCTGCGCGTTATTTGCGCCTACCTGCGCCTGATACATACCTTGCTGTGCGCCTAGAATATCTGCGCCTGCGGTAGTTGCTTGCTGTGGTGTATTGACAAAATTAGGCTGATTTACTTGATTTCCAGTACGTAAGGCATTGACAATATTCAATCCTTCCGTTCTGCCGAATTCCTGCTCTTCAAGTGCCTGCTGTCTAGCGCGCTGACCAACATCAATGCCTTGCAATGCTGCTTGTGAATAAGCGTCATTACGTCTGTTGTTGAAGTTTCTAAACTCGTTATCCCACGCCTGAGAACCT